TCGCCTTGAGGATCTTGACCAGATCCTCGACCGCAAAACGACCGACTATCTGGGCGACACCATCCGCTACCGTCCCGCCGGCGCTCCGGTGTTCGGCAGCATCTCCGCTGACGTGAAATACGTAGACGGTGAGCTGCCGTTCGACGGTGGCGAGGTGATCGCCCAGGACATCACCGTGTCGGTCCTCATGGTTGACGTTCCGGCCAAGCCCGGCCGGGGCGTCACCCTGGAGCTTCCCAAGGTGCCGAACCGCACCTTCCGCCCCGTCAACGTGCGCCGCGACCAGATGGGCACGAGCTGGGCGTTCGAACTCAAGGACGTGAACAGCAATGCCTGATCCGCGTCTCACCGCGCAGACCAAGATCGTCGAGGCGTATGCGACGTTGTTCCGCGGCTATGCGCCGCTCGCAGGCACCACCTTCGAAACTGACCGCGACCCCGACGACGGCATTGATGCCGACACCGAACTCGACTGCGTGGTCATCTCGGTGGAGTCGTGGACGTTCCAGAACGACTTCAGCCAGGGCCAGACCCGGCACCGCATGGTGCTGAACTTTGACCACCTCGAATCCAGCGCCCGCGCCGGGAAGGTCAGCCGCGCTTCGATGGAGAAGATCGCGCTGGTCCTTGAGGCCATCGGCACCGACCCTGTCCTCGGCGGCCGGATCGAGGACTTCGACGAGCGCGACGTCGCCCCGCCCATGGACAACGGCAAGTCGATCGGCGGCTCGTCCCTCCAAGGCGTTGTCACCTTCTACACCCCCCGCCGCGACCACTTCACCATCATCGGTGTCGGCGGCGACCTGTTCTGAGCCCGCAAGGAGCAACCACATGAACCGCCTGCCCTCCCTTCCCTCGGCTACGGTCGAGTTCAACGTGCTGCACGACGCCCTCGAAGCGGGCGACGATCCGGTCCTGGCCGCAGCCAAGGCCGTTGCCGCCGGTCGCGGCGAAACCCTCAACGAAGGCACCGGCCTCTCGGGCAAGAAGCGCCCGGAGCTGGTGAAGATCGCCGCCGCCGAAGGTGTTGTTGTCGCCGAGGGTGACACCATCCCCGAGATCATCACCGCCATCGAAGCCCGCCGCGTCGCCGCGCTGATGGACGCCACCGGCATCGAACAAGCCCCACCCATTCCGCCCGCCCCCGCTGGCGATGCCCCCGAAACCCCCGCGCCCGACGGCGCCGACGGCGACTGACGCCAGCAAGGAAGGATTGCCATGTCCCGCAAGGCCAATGAAACCGCGTTCGCGCTCAAGATGCAGACGTTGCCCAACGTCTACGACGCGCCGAACACTACCACCGACATGATGGCGATTTCGAACCTGCAGTTCGCGATCAACGGCGTCACGGTGCAGAATGCCGAATACACCGGCAGCATCCACAAGAACGGCGACGATCTGGCGGGCAAGACCGTTTCGGGCTCGTTCAACGTCTACCTGCGCCCCCCGGGCGGCGCCGACGTTCCCGCTGCCGACGCCTTCCTGCTCGGTCGCATCCTCAAGGCCGCGAAGTTCGCCGAGGTTCGGACCACCACCGCGATCCCCGCCGCTCCCGCGACGCTCGGCAGCGGATCGGACACCACCCATGCCGTGCTGGGCACCGCCGCCGGCTCGACGGACGATCTCTACAAGGGCATGGCGCTGGTCCTGTCCGACCTCGCCGCGACCGCGTACGATCGGGTGACCGCCGTTCGCCATTACGCCGGGGCCACGAAGAGCGCAGAGCTGTTCGAGGTCCTGGGCACCGCCCCGGCCGCCAACTACCAGATCCCGAAGCAGCTCTCCTACCAGCGCGACATGACGCAGGCGGATGCTCCCTCGCTTTCGACCAAGCTCTGGCTTGGCGGCCTGCGCTACGACCTCGTCGACTTCCAGATCTCGGGCCTGCGCATCAACAACCCGGTCAGCACCCGAGATGCGGCTTCCCAGCCCATGCTGGAAGTGACCTACACCGCCACCATCAGCGCATACGCTGACGAGGCCACCCCCGCCGTTCCTGCGCTCGGCCCGGTGCCGCTCTGGAAGGACGGCAAGTTCTGGGTCGCCGGCAAGGCCGTGGGCGGGTCCAGCGTCGTCGTCGACCTCGGCCTGCGCGTCGCCTTCCCGCCCAACCCGAACTACACCGAGGGCTCCGAGGCGGGCGTGCTGGTCGAGAGCCGCACCACGATCAACATGGACCGCCAAGCCTACCTCAAGGCGCAGTTCGACACGCTCGCGATGGCGGAGGGCCAGTTGCAGTACGGCGTGTTCGCGCAGTGGGGCTACACCAGCGGTCGCATGGTGCAGGTCGTCGTCCCGGACGCGCGGTTCAACTACCAGTCGCCAAACATGGGCCAGGACTTCATCAACGAGACCGGCGATATGTGGGTCGACGTGTTCCCGCGGAACTTCTGCATCAACTTCCCCTACCTCGCCTGATCCCCCGGCCCTGACGGGCCACCAGCCACCCCAAACAAGGTCGCCACCCCATGACCACTTACCCGCTCGAAGCTGGTGAGGCGGAGCCGTTCGTGCCCGCCTCGCTGGCCCATCTCGAAAACCCCCCGACCTTCCTCCTGCGCTGGGGCACCCCGCGCGAGAAGGAGCAGCAGCGCCGAGTGATGGATGAGGAAGGCGCCATCACGTACACCAGCGAGGCCATGCGCGCCGAGCTGCTACGTGCAATGCGCGAGCTGTTCACCCCCGAGGAGTTCGACACCTGGCAACCCCAGGTGAAGGGCTGGTGGGATGCGGTCGACGCCTATGACGCCGAGAACAAGGACGTGCTTCCGGCCGATCGCGTGCCGCTGGTCTACGAGGGTCAGGACATCTTGCAGGAAGTGCTCGAGCAGCTTGCCCGCGATTGGCGCCCGTACCGACTGATGCTCGCCGACAATGCCGCGTACAACCGCATGCTCAACCATGCGATCAACTCGGTCATCGTCGCCGGCTTCGACAATTTCGACGCCCCGCTGATCAAGCGTGGTCGCTACCTCACCTTCGATTGCCTGCTCGAACTTGCCGACCGGCTCGACAAGTTCGCCCGCAAGCACGCGCCCGCCGAAGGCATGCGCCCTTCGCAGGAACTGTCCCTCGAATGCATGCGCCGGCTCTTCCTCGACAAAGCGTCGGTGGGAAACTCCGACTCGCCTGTGCCATCCGATGTGACCCCGGATACTTCGAAGACTGGCACGGGCGGAACGAGTGGGAAGTCGCGGGCGTCGGCACGTTCTCGGAAAACCCCCGCGCGCTCGTCACGCAAGCCGAGTGGTCGCTGATCGCGATGTACCGTCGCTGCGACATGGGCATGGCCGGGCGCGTCTGGCCTGATGGCGGCGCCTACCTCGATCAGCCCATGATCCTGATCGAGGCGTTCGACACCATCGCCGTCGCCCTCCACGACTTCGATCCGAAGCGCCCGGGCTGAGAAGTGGGGATGAAGGATTCGCAGACTCGACTCTCTGAGGGCCATGTGATGCTTTGCGCTCTCCTAAACAGGGGAGAATCATGGCTGACGAAAGAAAAACACCGACTCCGGCACCTCGCCCATCGCCTACGCCGCGTCCTTCTCACGACGGCTACAGCAACGGCCGAAAGGGCGAAAACACCGTTTCTTTTGATCGACCGGTTCCCCCTTCTAAACCGGGGAAGTGATCTTCGAGTGACCACCCGCGCCGACATGCTGTTTAGCGCTGAGATGTCGGTGCGTTACCATCGACGCCGAGCTTCATTTCTTGAGCTTGTTGGCGCGGTTGCGTCCCTCGTCACCGTAATTGGCGGCGCGGGAGCCTTCCTCACCCTTCTCGGAGGCGACAGCACCCTGGTCGCAAAGATCGCGACATTTCTGCTAACGTTCGTTGGAACCGTGCAATTGGTCTTTAAGACCGACACAGCGGCAGCGGCTCACAGACAGTGGTTGAAGCAGTGGTCGCGCATGTTACAAGAAATCAAGACAAACGATAAACCGCGTCCGTCTGATATTGCCGCATGGTTGGCAGAACGTTACGCAATCGAAGCAGATTGCGTCACTGAACTCAGGGCGCTTCAAGTCGACTGCTATAATCGCACGGTCAAAGCATTAAATCTTGCAGACGACCATTTGCTGAAAGTCCGCTGGTACCACCGTAGATTGATCCACGTTTGGTCTTTTGAAGGCGACTTCGCCTAACCTCGCGCGGCCATTTTAGCAAACCCACAAGGGGCTCCATCCGGGGCCCCTTTTCTTTTGGAGCAATGGACTTTGAAAAGCTGTGTTCACGGCTGACGTTCGCATGCCCTCGCGGGGCATGGTCGCAGACTACCGCCGCCACGCGATCCAGACGATCGAGCGTGCCGCCGTGCGCACCGTCGATCAGGTTGCCCGGCGCGGTAAGCTGGCGATCCGCGAGCGCTTCGCCTCCGCCAGCCTCGGCCGCCTCGGCAACGCCATCGATGCACGCGGCGAGCCTGCGGTGCGTCGCTTCGGTGGCGACCGCTTCTCCATCTCGGCACAGTTCTTCATCCGCTCGCGCTCCGAGCGCACGCTGGGCGCGATCGCCTCCTACACCGACGGCGCCGACATCACGCCGCGTCGGGGCCGCTGGCTCTGGATTCCTACCGATCAGATCCGCCGCCTCGCCGGCAGCAACGTGAAGGGCGAAGGCCAGCGCATGACCCCGGCCCTGTGGCGGGAACGCGGCTTTGACAGCAAGATCGGTCCGCTGGTGCTGATCCGCTCCGTCAACGGCTACCCGCTGCTCGTCGTCCGGAACATCGGCGTCGACCTTTCGGGCCGCGCGCGCAGCGCCAAGTCGCTGACCAAGAAGGGCCGTCCCCGCAAGGGTCAGGTCCAGAAGGACATGGTCGTCGCCTTCGTCGGAATTCCGCACACCTCGCGCGCCGCGCGGGTGAACATCACCGAGATCCTCGAATCCATCCGGGCCGACCTGCCCGAGATCTTCGCCACGAACCTTGCAAGGGAGCAGCGCTGACATGGCATCGTCCACGCCTACACAACTCCCCGCGTACATCGCGCTGCGCTACGAAGAGAACGGCGTATTCGATCGCCTCTACGGCGCTGCCGAGGATGCCGCCGCGCGCACGAAGCGCCAGTTCGAGCGGAGCTTCAAGGAGACCGAGACGGTAATCTCGGGCGCGATGAAGCGCATCTCCTCGGAAGTCGGCAAGATCGATCTCGGTTTGGGCGACATGCGCCAGCAGGCCGCCGAGATCCGCGTCTACAAGGACATGCTGACGCAGGTATCGATCGAGGCCCAGCGCCTTGCTTCCGAAACCGGCGACACCAGCGCGGCCACCCGTGATTATCTGCGTGCGCTCCAAACCCAGCGCTCAGAAGCAGAACGCGCGCTGCAGGTCGCGGAAACCCAGATCACCACCTATTCTCGGCTGCAGCAGGCCGTGGACAGCTCTACCGCCGCCAACCAACGCCTCGCGCAATCCCAACGGGAACTGTACGCCGAAGCTGCCCGAGCAGCACAGGTGGAGGTGGCAGGTCGGGAGCGTCAGGGCCTCTATGCTTCGGGGTTCGGCTATGACCGCGCGCCTAAGAGCGCGAGCGATAGCGCTGGCGTGTTCGCGCTCGCCGCTGACGCCGAGAAGCTGCGCGCACAGCTTAATCCGATGGTTGCAGCTACCCAGCAGTACAACCAGGAATTGGAACGCGCGATCGAGCTTCGCCGGGTTGGAGCGATCACCGAGGCTGAATATGGTCAGGCCGTCGATCGCGCTCGAGGATTTGTGCAGGCCGCCATCGAAGCGGAGCGCGAACGCAGCCGGCAGCAGCAACAGCCTGCCGTCGACTACACGGCACAGGCGCAAAACCTTGAGTTCCTTGCGGCCATCGAACGGGCGGAAGCCGACGCCAAGGAAGCGCAAGGTAGAGCGGCGAATGAGGCCGCTGCACGAAACATCGATTTCGTCGAGGCGCTGAAGAAGGCTCGCATCGAGTCCGAACTTTCTCAGAAGGCACAGGCGGAACTGACCCGGGAGGTCAATGAACTCCGATTGGCCATGGACCCAGCGCTGGCAATCCAGCAGCGGTTCGACGCTGAAATGGATCGGTCAGAGCGCCTGTTCAAACAAGGCGCCATCGGCGCGCGCGAATATGGGCAGGCGCAGGACTTCGCGCGCCAGCAGCTCAGCGAAGGATATCAGGCCCTCTTTCGCCTCGACGAAGCCCACCAGACCTCGATCGTGTCGAGCCGCCGGTTCAACCAGGCCATGCTGCAGAGCGGGCAGCAGATGCAGGACTTCGCCATTCAGGTCTACTCGGGCCAGAGCGCGGCGGTCGCGGCGGCGCAGCAGCTTCCCCAGCTCGCGTTTGCACTGTCCGGGCTCGAAGGCAGCACCAACAAGACCTACGACCGCATCGGCCGCTTTGCGACGTTTCTATCCGGCCCATGGGGCCTTGCGGTCGGCCTTGCCGTCGGCGCCCTCGGCACGCTGGTCTACCAAATGATCGCCGCCGATGACGCTACCGACGATGCGACGAAGGGGCAGCGCGAATTCATCGATGTGATGAAGGACGCGAAAGCGAGCTGGGTCGACGTCACCAAGGCCGCGAAGGACTACGCCGACCAAGCCGTCAAGGCACGCGAAGTCACCCTGCTGCAGATCGCTGCCGAAGCTGCTGCGGCTCAACAGCGTATCCAGAACGCCCTCGCGATCCGCCAGGAACTACAAGCCTCGCTCGAGTTGTACCAGCAGCAGGTCCGCATGGGACCAACTGGTCCGAACGGTCAGGGGCAGATCGGCGCGCTTGCCGGCGCCAATTACATGCAGTCGATGATCGACGAAAACACGAAGGCTTTGAGGGAGCTGACGCGCGCCGGTGAAGAGGCAAAGAACAAGGCGGCGGATGGTATCGCGGCACTCACCGATCCGCAGACGAAGATTAAGACGGGGTTCGACGTGCTGCGCGACGAGGCGCGCAAGACCATCAAGGATTTTGACGCCCTCACAGCTCGGCTGGGCCAGCTTAATAAGCAGGAGAAGCTAGCACTCGAAGCGCTACAGAAGGCCAAGAGCAGCGCGGCGTCGAACCGCCAGTTCGGTCGCGAGATTGATATGGATGCGGCGAGGTCCATCGCCAGCGGCGCTGGCTTCCGCGTCACCAGCGGCCTGCGCACTCGCGCGGAACAGCAGCGCTTGTACGACACCGTCCGCACGCCGACGAACCCCGTCGCGCTGCCCGGCACCAGCGCTCATGAACGCGGCAATGCCCTCGACATCGCCTTCGGCAATGGCGTGTCCGCAGCCTCGATCAAGAAGGCCTATGCCGATGCTGGCGTGCGCCTCACGAAGCTGCTCAAGGAAGACGGCCACTTCCACATCGAGTGGAGCACCAAGGGTGCCGACAAGGCGGTGCGCGAAGCCGAGCAGCTCGCCAAGGCGCAGGAGCGGCTTCAGCAGTTCGGCGAGCGCAGCGCGGAATCGATCGCGCGGATCAACGAGCGCTTCAGCGAACAGCCCCGCCTGATCTCTCAGGCCGACCAAGCCACGCGCCAGCTCGACGACATCATTGCCGACCTCGAAAAGCGTCAGCCGCCCGGGTTCCAGCAGATGATCGCGGATGCACGCGAAGCGAAGCAGGTCGTCGAGGAAGCGCTGGTCATCCCCTTCAAGCGTATGACCGAGGACGCCGGGCGCCGCCTTCAGATCCAGACCGCGCTCGCGGCTGGGCAGGCAGACGAAGCCGCCGCGCTGCAGGAAATCTTCCGCCTCGAAGATCAGATCGGCGACCTCACCAACGACCAGAAGGACGCCGTGCGCGCGGTCGTCGCCGAGGAGCAGCGCCGCACCCGCGAGCTGGAACGCCAGCGCGCGCTGTTCGAAGCGCAGCTCGACGTGCTTGATCAGGCTCGCAGCAGCCTCACCGACCTGCTCTCCGGGCATTCGTCGAATTTCTTCAAGGACGTCGGCCAGTCCCTCAAGGATCTACAGGGGAAGCGCCTCTTCGACAGCATGTTCGGCGACATGTTCCAGGAGATCGAAGACGAGCTGCGCGGCCAGTCGCCGCTGGGCAAGGAGAGCCAGCGTGCGGCCGATGAACTCACGAAATTCACCGATGCGGTGAAAGGCGCGACGGCAGGCATTTCCGGCGCGGCGAACGACAACGGCCTTGTCACATCCAGCTCGGACGATCCGGGCTTCCAGCGTGCGCTGGCAGCTCTGTTCTCGGGGCAGTCGGTCGGTTGGCATGGTGGCCTCAACCCGCCGGGCGCGATGTCGGTCGCCGGTTCCGAGGGTGGCGACATCGTTGTGACCGCCAAGCGCCCGACCGACATCTCTAACCGATCGGTGATTGACCTCGCCGACAAGATCGGCGGCGCCGTGGTCATCCCGTTCCAGAAGGCCCTTAACGACGCCTTCGGTACTGAGTTCGGCCAAATGATCGGGGGTGCCATGAAGGGCGTCATCTCCGGCACCCTTACCGGCGGAACCACCGGCGGCATCCTGGGCGGCCTGAAGGGCATCGTCGACAACAGCTGGATCTTCGGAAATGACAGCTACAAAGTCTCTGGCGCACTGGGTAAGGCGGGACAAGGTGCGGCCACCGGCACGATGGTCTCCGGCATCGGCAATGCTCTCGGAATCAAAAACAGCACCACTGGCGCACAGCTTGGCGGCGCACTCGGCAGCTTCATTCCCGGCCTGCCGCCTGGCGTCGGCTCCATCCTCGGATCGGTCGCCGGCGGCTTGCTGGGCGGCCTGTTCAAGTCCAACCGCACCGCCAACGCCATCCTGACGAACGGCAGCGGCTATACCCAGAGCGGCAAGGACAGCGGCAACTATTCGACCGCCGCAGGCCTCGGCGACAGCGTCCTCGAAGGGCTGAACAATATCGTCGACCAGCTCGGCGGCGAGATCGGCAACTTCATGGTGACGATCGGAACGCGCGGCGACGAGTACCGCGTCAACACCAACGGCACCTCGCTCAAGCTCAAGAACGGCGCCATCAGCTTCGGCGACGATGCCGAGGCGGCCATCGCCTATGCCATCAAGAACGCGATCGAGGACGGCGCCATCAAGGGCATGCGCCAATCAACCATCAACATCATCAAAGCGGGCAAGGATCTCGATGCCGCGCTGAGCGATGCCGTCGATTGGGAGAACGCCTTCAAGGAGCTGAAGAAGTACAAGGACCCCATCGGCTCCGCGCTCGACGATCTCGACGAGGAGTTCGAGAAGCTGATCGCGATTGGCAAGGCGGGCAGCGCGTCGGCCGAGGAAATGGCCCAGCTCGAGGAGTTGTACGGCATCAAGCGCAACGAGATCATCAAGGAGCAGGCGGAAACGCTGGTCGGCTCGCTCAAGTCGCTCCTGTCCGACCTCACCACCGGCGACAACGGCCTGTCGCTGCGCGATCGCCGCAACGCCGCTCTCTCCGAATACGATGCGCTCGCCGCGCGCGTGCAGGCCGGGGATACCACCGCCTATGACGACTACACCGATGCTGCTCAGACCCTGCTCGGCATCGAGCGCGACCTCTACGGTTCGCAGCAGGAATATTTCGACCGGCTCAACGAGGTCATCGACCTGACGAAGACGCGCATCGATGCCGAGACGAACGTGGTCAGCATCAACGAGAACCGCGACAGCCCGTTCGACAGCACCGGGGCGGTGAAGTCGTCGATCGACACGCAGACGGATACGCTCGGCTTGAAGCTCGACGCTGTGAACCAAAACTTCGGCACGCTCATCAACATGTGGGGTCAGCTACTTGCGGGCGGCTCCACTTCGGCGTCGGGCGCCCGCCTGGCCTTCGCCAGCAGCTTCTGATGCTCGCCTGTCTTGTCACCCTTCGCCCGCTCCTGAGCGGATCGGATCGGCGCGCCACCCTCACGCTATGCTCGGCCGCAGACCGGCGCGTCACCGCCCTCGGCGGCACCCCATGGGAGCCGTGCATCACGCAGGCGCCCGCCATCGGCATGCAGTTCTGGAACGGCGACTTCGAGCAGGGCACCGAAGCGGGCAAAGCCGACTTCACGTTCAACCTCGCCCAGGCGCGCAAGGCCTTCCCTGAGGTGATCAACGCGGTCTGGATGGGCGCCGAGGTCGAGGTCGCCATCGGCCGGGTCGGCTCCCCTGCCCCGTGGCCCACGCGCTTCAAGGGCCGGATCACCAGCTACGCCGGGGGCGAGTACCCGGCGATGAAGATCAGCGCGAGCGTGGACACCGAGCCGTTCGAGGTCGATGTCCTGAGCGCGACTTACGCGGGGACGACCGGGCGCGAGGGCGGCGCAGACCTGAAGGACAAGGTCAAGCCGCTGGCGCTGGGCCGCCCACGCAACGTCGAACCGGTGCTGATCAATGCGGTGGACTCGGTCTACCAGTTCAGCGCCTACGGCCCCATCGAAGCGGTCGAGGTGCTGTACGAGCGGGCCAGCGCGTTCCCGGCCGCGAGCGCCGACTACCCCGACTATGACGCCTTGGTCGCCGCCGACATCGATCCGGGGCATTGGGCGACCTGTCTCGCCGAGGGCATGATCCGCCTCGGCGCCCCGGCCGCTGGCGTCATCACCGCCGACATCCGGGGTCATGCCGTGGGAGGCGTCGCGCCGACCGGTGCCGGCGCGCTGGTGCGCCTGCTCGCCACCCTCTGTGACGTCGATCCGGATCTGGTCGCCGCCGCGCGCCTCGCGGCGATGGATTCCGAGGGTGCCACCGCCAGCGATATCATGATCACCGAGCAGGTCTCCTTCCTAGAAGCGGCCCGTCGGATCATTCTGCCCTGCAATTGGCAGGTCGTGCTGTCGAACCTTGGCGTGCTGATGCCGATGAAGCCAGTCATCGCTCAGGACGTAGATTTGGTGCTGCATACGCAGGGCCGCCGCGAGCCCCTGTGCGGTGCTGCCACCGAGGAAGCGGTGAGCGTCCCGTACAAGAAAACGGTCATGGCAGCGGCGCGGTCGTGGCGCGTCCACAGTTTCGACGAGATCGCGACCTCCGCCGAGCTGATCGATCGCGGCGCCTACGACCCGGCAGTCGTGTACCGCGAGGGCAACATCGTATCAATGCCCGACGGGTCGAAGTGGGAGTACGTCTCCACGAACCCGCAGGCCGGTATCGAGCCCGGGTCTGATCCGATGGTCTGGGCGTTCATGAGCGGGCCGATCGCTGCCAGCTATTACGCCCAGCTCACCAACGAGAGCCATACCGTCGCGGCGACCGCCGATGGCGTGGTACCGAGCTTTGCCGGTGCTGGCGGGACCTTCACCGTTACCGGCCCGGATGGCTCGGCGGTGCCCGGCTTCGCGTTCAGCGTCGCGGACGAGACGGGCGTGGACGTCACCATCGATCCCGGCACGGGCGTCTACGACGTCACCGCCATGTCGGCCAGCACCGGCACTGCGACGCTGCGTGCGACCAAGGGCACCATCGTCTTCGACCGCGTCTATTCCATCGCGAAGGCCATCGCGGGCCAGTCGGCGCTCAATGCCTCGGCGTTGCCCCCGGCGATCACCGCTGCCTGCACCAGCAACGGCACACCCAAGGCAGGCATCCCCGGCTTCACCGTGCAATGCTTCCTCGGCGACACCAACGTCACCGCCTCCGCGCTGGGCACCGTCACGGCGTCAAACCTGACGGGGGTGACGAACACGGGCGGCGGCGCCTTCATCGTCTCGGGCATGACCGCCGACACCGGCTACGTCGACATCGAGTTCGCGTTCGGCGGTGCGGCCACGACCCTGCGCGTGCCGTTCACCAAATCCAAGGACGGCGCAGCCTTCGTACGCGGCAGCGCCGGCATCGTTACCCCGTCGGGCACCACTTACGAGGAAGTCGCGCGGGTCACGCTGCTGATGGGCCCGAACGGAACGCTTTCCGCCGACGCCAACGGTTTTTTCTCCAAGACGGGCGGGGGATCGCTCACCATCAACGCCTACTTCGAGGTGAGCATCGACGGTGGTTCGAGCTGGTCCACTCTGCCAGGCGCCTTCACGTCCGACACTGCGGCTGGTGCCGAAGACACCGGAGCGTACGAAGGCAGCGGAGCCGTCAACGGGGTTGATATCGGCCTGACAACCTCGCGCAATGTCTCTGTGCGCGTGATGATGCGGCGGGCGGGCGGTGCCACGCTCTCCGCCTTCAACGGCGGCATGGAAGTTCAGTGGGCGGGCTCGGCATGAAGAAGCTGATCCTCCGCCCCGGCACGCGCCAGGTCCAGCTCGTCAGCGCCGAGATCCTGGCACACAGCAACGTCTCGGGCTGCACCGTGCTGGACGTCGCAGACGACTTCGATCTGACGACAGCGGCGGTGAACTGGACCGCGAAGACCGTAAGCGTCGACTTGACCGTCATCGAGGGCCGCCTGACCTCGGCGGTGAAGAAGGAGGGCGAGCGTCGCAAGATGCTCTCCTTCTCGGCGGGCGCCGGCAAGGCCCAGGAGTACGTGCAGAAAGGCAAGGAGGCGGCCAGCTCGGCCACCCTCACCGCCGCCGTCCTCAATGCGCTCAGCGTCGTCAATGCCGCAGCGCAGTACCCCATAGCGCATGCGGAGCGGATCATCACAGGCGAGACGCTTTATGCCGTCCTCGCCCGCTACCGGGCCAGCAAGGCCACGTCCGATGCGGAGCTGGCACGGCTCTCCGCGATCGAATGGAAGGCCGTGCAGGCAATCAAGGCGGCCGCCACCGCAGCGGCGAAGCAGGCCGCATTCTCGTCCATCAACTGGAACCAGACCGTCTGAGGGGGTCATCCATGGCAGCGTTCAACTACCCGATCTACCACTACAGTCGGCACGTCCAGTGGGGCGGAGCCGTGGGCGATGCCGACATCATCCTGTTCGGTCCCGACTACAGCGGCGCAACGTTCGTATTGACGCTTGCCTCGGCGCCGGGCGCGGCGGCGGTGGCTACTCTTAACAATGCAGCGGCAGGCACACAGGGAGTCTCGGCGACGTTCGAAGACCCGTTCACGCATCCGACCACCGGCGAGGTCGGAAGCGCCACCATCATCCGGCCGCAGCTTGATGAAGCGACCATGGAAGCGCTGACGTGGGGCGCGGACCCGGCCGCTCCGCTTGAGCTGTATTACGACCTGCTGATGACCCCCGCTGGGGCGCCGCAGCGTGCCATCTGCTTCGGCTCCTTCACGCTCTATCCGGGGATTGGCGACTGATGGGAATGGTGCTTCTCGACGCGCGGCGAAACCCCGCGACGGTGTACGAAAACACCGATGTCGCTCTGGCTCGGCAATACATGTTGGCGACGCAAGCGGCGGCCGGACAGGGCGTTGTTGATGTCTCTGCTGAGGTAGCGAAGGCTGCTGCATGGGCTCAATCCCCCACTGCCCCCGACCCGTTGGACGCGACGAGCAAAAGCGGGAAGACATGGGCAGGTGAGGCGGCCGCTTCCGCTGCCGGCGTGTTCGCCCCTAACATCTGGACCGACCCGTTCTTCGAGGACGTGCCGTTTCGACCGTACCTGAATCAGTCCCTGCTTGCGCAAACCGGGACCAATCTGACGTATAACCTGGCGTCCGCTACCTCGCCCTTCGCAAAACCGTTCTACGGGTACACCAGCGGCGGAAACTTCCAGACCACGCGGTTCCTCACCGATCTCGGCCTAGCGGTGGGCGACACTATTAGCGTGAAGGTGAGAGCGAACTTTGGCGCTGGCAGCGGCCAGGTCACCGTCTACTGTCGAGACGCAGCAGGTGCTGCCGTCTCAACTTCGGTCACTTCGCTCAACGGTGCCCAGACCGGCGACAGAGTTGTCGAAGTCAACAACATCGTCATTCCGCCGAATGCCGTGCGTATCGAGATCCGGGTAAACCAGGGCGGCGCGGTCAACGTCTTTGCAGTTGCTGTCGGCAATGGAACGACCAAGCCTGCGTTCACATATCCGCCAGCTGCAGCTGCCCGTCAGCGTCGGATGATCAACCAGCGCAACATGTGGCCCGATCCATTCTTCCGCCAGTGGCAGGCCGGGGTGAAGTATCAGTCCGGAGGTTGGGGATTCGCGCAGCTTGCTGGCCTGGCAAACCCGCCGTTCATCACCACGTCTGCGACCGCGCCTACTCACGACCAGAACGTAATCCGCTTCCCAAGCGGTAGCGGCCAGGTCGATATGCATGTCTACGTGGGGAACCTTGGCCTTAAGGCGGGAGACAAGTTGACGGTTTCGCTCGGCGTCTACGCTGCGCAGACGGTCCCGGTCGCTGTATTTGGCCGAACCGCTGCAGGCGCCGTGGTGGGATCATCGAGCAACACCAGCTACACATTCCTGTCGGCACTTTCCCGGGAGATCACGCAGACGATCGACGTTGACGCAACGTTTGCGGCGACGGTCGAATATCTGGTGATCCGCTTCATGAACGGGGCAACCGTCGGCGCAACCCCCGTTGATGTGTGGGGCCGGGGTTTGTTCGTTAACGACACTTCGCCACTGCTCTACGATGACAATTACGCCTGGGACATGCTGGCCATCGAGCGGCATCGTAATCCCACCTTCGGCGTCAACCGAATGCGCGAGACGCACAAACGCCTCATGGAGCGCCGCCTAGGTGCAGCCTCGCAGTTGGTGGTGGCGCTGATCGGCGACAGCTTCTTCCATCTCCGGACCCGCATAGTCCAGCCGTGGGCCACCTACATGAAGGGGCAGTATGGTGACGCCGGAATCGGCTTCATCGGCTTCGCCAATCCCGATACCGGACAAGGCAACATTAACGGTCAGGGTTGGGGCGGCATTTCTATCACCGTTGTCGGGACATGGACGAGCGCCTACGCCACGGGCTTCGGCCCCGACATCGGCCAGGTGACGGCCACCGGCAGCGCTAACCAGTACCGCATCAACAGCATCCCTGCCGGCGTGTCGGTGGTGCGGCTCATGGCGCAGCCTGTCGCTGGGTCGAGCATCGACTACTCGACTGATGCTGGTGCGACTTGGACAACTGTCGACACCTCGACTGGCACGGACATCAACCTCACGAATTTGACGATCCCCGGCACACTGTTCAACTTGTGGATCAGGCCGAATGCGGGGTCGCCGATCCTCTACGGCCTCGATGTACAGTCGACAGCCAGCGGGGTGCGCGTACACAAGCTAGGGGCAACCGGCTCGAGCGCTCAGCAATGGCAGGCCGCTCTTGCAGACCCAAGATGTCAAGCCGCTCTCGTGGCGCTCAACCCGCGCTGCGTCGTCATTCAGTTGGCAACGAATGACCAGACCGGAAGCCCCCTTCCCGTCACCTTCCTGCCGCGCCACAAGGCAATCATTACCACCATCCAGACAATCCTTCCCTACGCAGACATTCTCGTGCTGATGCCTCAGGACAACCACCGGGCAAACAATGTTCCGATGGCGAGCTATGCCGCAGGCGTTCGCGACATTTGCCTGACTTTGGGCACGACGTTTCACGACTTGCAGAATGACTACGGCGTCAATCCGGGCGACTACGAAGACACGTCCGGACGCCCATGGACCAAGTCGGATAAGGTCCACCCGAACGAAGATCCCGCAATCAACGGCGGCTTTCCGACGGTCAACGCCTTGCGTAGGATTTTCGAAGCTTGACCCCGCCCATCGTCTTCTGGGCGTACCTCGACGCCATTCGGTTCCTGGGCGGCTTCTGCGGCATGATGATCGCGTGGTCGTCTTGGCTTCACCTCTCTCGTAAGGTGCCGCTGCGCGAGAGCCCGGCCGATACCAACGCCCTGAAATGGCTGCTGCTCGGCCTCGGCTGCATGGTGCTCGGCGATACGCTGTTCCTCGCTGAGCGCTTCGACGCGGTCGGTCGGGAAACGCCCCTCTATCACACCCTCTTAGCTGCGGGCTGGACGCTCCTGACCGGAGGTCTGATGATCCGCTTCGTCAGCCGGGCACAGAGCCGCGGCTATGCCTCTGCCACCATCATCGCCGTCTACGCCGCTGCCGCAGCGGTATCCTATCTCGATCGACTGGGAGTGCTTTAGTGTGGACTGGAAAGGCGGCAACCGGGGCCTCCGTCATGGCGGCCAGCGCAGGCGCCACCGCTGCGCCGGCGATAAGCTGGCTCGCCGACCCATGGATCATGGCGGTATGCGCGGTTGGCATCCCCATCGGCGTGCTCGCGCGCGTCGCGGTCCATATCGAGGAGCGCAAGCCTCCTGAGGCGATCAAGCGGGACCTGTGGGTCTCCGCCTTCCTCGCCCTTACCAACTTCATCCTGGCGGTGATGGCGGCGGTCTGGTTCGCCCTGTCGCCGCTCCTCGCTCTCGCGGTGTCGATCGGCATCGCGGCCAGCGGCAGCATGATCCTCCTCGAATGGATCAAGAAGCTGCGGCTCAAGCTCTGGCCTGCAACCGACTGGTCCGAAGGTGACCAGCGCCAGCAGGATCAAAAGCTGCTCTCGGCGGTGAAGATCGCCCTGCGCGAACAGAAGAAGTTCGACGACAACACCCCGGCCTGACGGCCGCATTTCAACAGCAGGAGGCCTTTATGGCGACCAATACCGTCCGCGCGCTGGGCGACGCGGGCTCGCGCCTGATCAAGAAGTGGGAGGGCTGCGAGAAAAAGCGCTCCGATGGCCGCTTTGACGCCTATCCCGATCCCGGCAGTGTCGACGGCAAGCCGTGGACCATCGGCTGGGGTTCGACCGGCCCGGACGTGAAGCGCGGCGTGATCTGGACGCAGGCGCAGTGCAATGCCCGCTTCGACGTCGATATCGTCGAGTACGTCAACGAGGTGGCCGCCTTCCTCGGCAGCAGCCCGACTTCGCAGAACCAGTTCGATGCGCTGGTGTCGTTCCACTACAACACCGGGGCTATCACCACCGCGACGCTGGGCAAGCTGCACAAGGCCGGGCGCTTCGATGATGCCGCCGATCAGTTCGGCCGCTGGATCTACAACGACGGCAAGCCGATGGGCGGGCTGAAGAACCGCCGCGCAGACGAAGCAGCCCTGTACGAGAGCGCGTCGCCTGCCGCAGCCAAGCAGCCGCTGCCGGTCACGAAGGCAGACGTCCGCGTGGTCAACGCGAAGTCGGGGCTCAACGTGCGGGCGGAGCCTTCGATCAGAGCTACCAAGCTCGGATCGTTGCCTCGCGGTGCCAGCGTCACCGTCCTGCAGGATTCCGGCGATTGGGTCCGCTTCGTTTATCAGGGCAAGGAAGCCTGGGTGAACGATCAGTATCTGACCGTCGCATGACCTGGACCACTGCGCTTCGCGGTGCTGGACACCATATCGAGCTCAACCGCCTCGTCGGCTTCGTGGGCGGCATGGCCTACGTCATTTGCGCCAATAGCTTCGTCGCTTGGGACACCATCGTGAAGGGTCACAACTTCGACATCACAGCTTACTGCCTCGCCTTCCCGGCCGGGCTGGCGGTAGTCGCGGGCGGCACGGCGGCAGCGGTCGCGCTCAAAGACAAGCAGGTCGCGCAGGCCAATGCCATCACGGCGGCGTCGCCAGCGGAGCCTACGCCATGAAGGCCGCGAACTTCGCTCCGTGGTATGCTGCGCTGTACCCCCAGTTCGCAGAGGTCGCCAGAAGCCATGGATACGCTCTTGCGGTTCATGGTTCCATGGCGCGCGACTTCGATGTGGTTGCCATTCCATGGCGGGAAAACGTGTCCACCCCGCGCCAGGTGTTGGACGATATCCTCTCACAGTTTGCCGTGGATGAGATAGGCGAACCGACCGAGAAGAACCACGGGCGCATGGCTTACACGCTCAGCATCGGTTTCGGTGAGTGCTTTGCCGATCTGTCTTTCATGCCTGCAAAGGAGCCCGCACCATGATCCGCAAAGCGTTATCTTGGCTCACTGGCCTGCCCGAGATCGTCTGGCCCATTCTCGCGCTCGCAGTGATCGTCGGCGGCGTGATCTGGTGGGATCGGTGGGACGACGCCCAAGTGGTAAAGGGTATCGAGGACAAGCGCGCTGCCGCGAGCGCCACCGCAGGCATCGAGAGCGCCGAGGATCGCGCCGACCGGGTTCGGGTCGACCTTGAGGCCCAGCGTGCGCGCGAGCTCGCCATTGCCCGCGCCGAGGCATCTGAGGCCGCGAAGCCGCCTGAAGCGCGCTCCACCGTCTCCGCACAGGACCGCGCTCTGAACTGCGAGCGGCTGCGCCAGGCCGGGCTTACCGGCGGCACGAAGTACAAGGACCTATGCCGGTGAAGCGAATGATCGCCGTGATGGGAATTGCCCTCACCCTGGCCGCCTGCGGCCCGCGCCCGCCAGTCGGATACCCACTTGCGAAGGATGTGCAGGCCATGGTGGAGCGCAAGCCTGCGCCTACCGAGGACATTCTTACCGATCCAAACGCATCGGCCCGCTACAACGCTAGCATCGAGGCATGGGGTGACCGCATCAGCTCAGCCGCTGGCATCGTGTGCCGCAACCTCGTTTCTCAGGGTATGACGGGGGTAGATTGCCCGGCGAAGTGACGGGAACGGGATGCCAATAGCGAACGTTGTCCCGATCGGCGTCTGATGAATAGTGGCATCAGGCGCCAGCGACCCGAGGGCTGTGTGGCCCTAGCAATAACTGGCCCGGCCCTTCCCAGGTGCCGGGCCTTTTTTGAAATGTCAGTCAGCGGGTGCCTTCTCGGAGCGCTCCGATGACGAGGCACTTATAAAACCGCGCCCGAAGATCCTAGCTGAAGCGCTGGACCCGGCGACCGTCAATGTACTGACGCGATATCAGGACGCAAAACGGTCATGGGAAGATGAGATCATCTCCGCTGGTTGGCGTGTATGCCGGTTTCCTGTGCGTGCAGGAATGCGCGTAGAATGCAATTCATAGAACCAGCCGGTCGGCCTTGTGGACCAAGCGGCACCTGTTATGTAGGATTTGTCAAGCGATGCTGAGAATCACACTCTGGGCAACTTAACGTTTGTGTCCTATCTCGGGAGCGTCATGACAACGTCTTCGGAACAGAAGCTCCGCGATATGCTGGAGCGAGGCTTCGACAAGGACAAGCCCTTGGATGAGGCAGCGCGCGCCGTATTAGCGCGTATGGCTGAAACTGACCGACGTATCACGGAAATCAGGGAGAATGTGAAGCGTGGCATCAGAAAGCCTAACGGACGGTTCCGTCTTTGATATTTTGTACGCCGATACCCGCCGACTAAGCTCCCTGCTTTCACAATTTTCAGACGATGGCCTCGTCACCGAACTGACGCGCGGCGACGAGGCAGGTCAGACATCGAGGGCGAGCCTAAGTATCAAGGTAATTTCAGGGGACACGTCCACTTCCGGACGAGAAACCAAATCCCAGAAAATCGACCCACAATGGTTGCTGCCGCTGCTATTCCTAGATGAGGCGCAGCACCTAATTCATCGCGATATTGAAGAAGCGCCGTTGGGCAGCATTGTGCTCATCCAAGGCAAGTTGCTCGTCACCGACCTTCGTATTATCCAGAAGCTCTGGTCGGCGCCCTCCGCGAAGAAGGTTATCCTGCAGCAAATTAGAGACTCGGAGAAAGAGGCGGCTGCGGCGCTAGTCGATGAAGCCCCCGTAAACCGAGCAGCGAGACGTGGCTCCGCTAAAGGCCCCCAAAAGACGAAAACCGAGACAAGCGAAGCCGAGCTCATAATGGAGCTTTTACCTCTTCTTCCCCACTCGCCTCAGGTCAACATAATCAGTCCCGAGGCTGTCGCGTGGGCGACGATAGAGCCTGCGTACGTGTTAGGATCGATTGAAGACTTGCTACTGAAACACGGACCTAAAGTTGCTGGCACATGGGCGATGGTCGGAATCCTGGATGGTCGACCATTTGAAGACCGTGGCACTGACGAGTATGACGATATCATCAATGTCGATGAGCGCATCAGGTCAGGAATGATTCAAGATAATGTTTGGAAAGTGGCGATAGACTTAGCAGTTCCCGCACGGCAGGCGTTAGGTCGCCCATTCACTTCTTACGGTGTTACACCCCTTATTATTTTCCGAAATCTGGAAAGGCCAAATGCTTCGGGCTCGACCGTAGAGGGGTAGTCACGCGAATAAACGCAGAATTATTTCACGCTGCAATGGGCTGCTCGATGTGTCGGGCGGCCTTTTTTTTGGCATCTTTACATGAAGGTTTTGCCATGACCGCCACCCCCACCCGCATCGGGTTCGTGATCGAGCCCTACCGCCGCGCTGTGTCCGAGACGCCCGCCGTTGCCAAGCGTCACGGCAACCTCGCGCGAGAGAGCACCGACCCGCTCGAAACCTATTTCGCCTCGATCAGCGACGCACAGGTCCGCGCAAACGAGCGCCAGGACATTCTGTCGCCCGACCGGCGCCGCTTCAGCTTCCCGATCTTGGACGTGGACATCGCTCTCGACCTGCTCGACGCCGAGGAGGTGGTGACGGCCCGCTTCATCGACGAGGAGCGTGGTATCGACACGCGCATGGTCATCACCGACGTCGTCATCGATGCCGAGGCGGGCAGCGCCACGGTCAAGGTCTGGGGGTAAGCGATGCCTGATATCGAGAAACCGATCTTCGTAGATCCGCTTGCCCTGAGCAGCACCGTCGTCAGCTCGGCGCAGCCCGGCCATTCCGCGTCCGCCCTCGGCCGCCTCGAAACGATGGGCCTGACTTGGCGGAGCAGCGGCACCGGCGCGATCTGGGCGCGCGGCATGTTCGATGCGGCGAAGACGATCGACTTCCTCGCCATCGTCGCCGCCAACGCCCAGCCCGGGACGCTCTACCGGTTGCGGCTGGGCACGACACAGGCGGAGGTGGACGGCACCGCCCCATACGACAGCGGCGCCCTGCCCTTCATCTCGCCCGCAATCACGAACGATGCCGGGCTCTATCATTCGTTTCTGCGTCTGGTCGCGCCGGTCGCGGCTATGTTCTGGCGCATCGACATCACCGGGCACACCGGCGCGTTCGAGGCGGGCGGCATCGTCATCGGCAAGGCCATCGAGCCGAGCCGGTTCTACGACAAGGATTTCGAGCGCGGCATCGAGCCGCTGGGGGGCGTGGACATCAACCGCTTCGGCGTTCCCGACACGACGCCGGGCATCACGCTGCGGACACTGCTCTTCACGCTCTCATGGCTGGGCGAGGCGGAGTACGAGGACACCTTCGCGCCGCTGACATACAAGCTGGGCACGTCGCTGCCGATCTATTGCTGCTTCGATCCGGCGGTGACGCCTTGGCGGCAGAACCGGACCTATCTCGGGTTCCTGGGGCGGGCGCCATTCGCACGGGGCAGTGTGAAGCCGAGGACGATGGCGATGGAGTTGCAGATCAGGTCGCTGATCTGAGCGCTCTCTAAGCACCATTGCGAGTTGAGCGTTCGAACACCAGCCAAGAACCGTCGCTCAGCGACTCGCACGAAAAAGCGTATCGGCCGTCAACAAGTACGTCGACTTCGCCCACCTGTGCGGCCTCAAGCAGCGCGAACGCATCGCTGGGATCTTCCGCCTCGATCTCGATCCGCATGCGATTGGGATCAATGGGAAGAAAGGTAAAAATCGACATGACCGTGCTCCGTTCGCCAAGGCGGGAGCGCGTCTCAAGAGGCTGTCTCTCAGGCGCCAGCATGCCAGATCGATGCTGACGATGTCGCATCATATCACTTCTTGCAGGGTGTCCTAAAAAATTCGCGATCTTAGCTCGGCGCCATGGGGTGGCCGCCGGGGCGGGCGCGGCGGTATCCTCCAACCGTCGCGCCCGCTTGACCGTCGACAGCAGCTGGTGGCTTTCAGCTATCGACTTTGTAGGCGCCTCCCCAAGCGCCCGACCGTCTCACCATGGACCAACGCTGCGTGAATCATATGGGTAGAATTCGGGAGGTGGCGCGGGAGACGGTTTACCCGCCTCCGGAACTGCTCGCCGGGAATTATGAGCAATTCCGTCAGTCTTCGTGCAGAGCTGCGTCTACCATCGCTTCCCACGTGATCCCTGCATCTTCTGATGCCGTGGGATGCGCCTGCGGACCATGTGCAGAGGCCCCTGCCTGCCTCATTTCATCGGTGGCGATGCGGATCGCCGTCAGCGCCGTCCGCGCCTGAGGCAAGAAGCTCTCCCACATCGGCCGCCCTTCGAATTGCGTGTTCTCGGGCAGGCCGTCATGGCTGCAGAGTGCGCGGGCGATCCGCTCGAGCGCGGGCTTTACGCGACGTGGATGTGGAGACGCCATTTCAGTTGATCCTTCACCATTTCCCGCGCCCGGCTGTCCCAATCGAAGAAATCCATGGCCGCACAGCGCATCGCGGCTTCCTCCCCCGGCTCGACGATCGCCGCCCGAGTTTCCTCGTCAGTGATGGACACCGGGATAAGAGCGCCGCCCTCGGTCTGCCAGATCTCGAAGCGCATATCCCGGCCGCCCCTGATGACGAACTCGGTCTTCGCGATGAGCGCGCCGGTGAACTTGATCGTCGGGCCGCGTCGCTGCCTGATGCTCTTCTGCTGCATTTCCACGGTGGGGGTCACTTTCTCGTTTTCGTTCTCGTGCCTGAGCGGCGATAGGGGCGCGGGTCGGTAGGGCATGCACAACTCGCCCGTCTCCAAGTCGGTGTAGCTGCCGCGAGGTACCCGGAATCCGTTTGCATCGACGCCCATTACGAACCGTCGGAGCTTACCAGTACCCTCGTCGATGGTGACGAGGTCACCGGGCTGGATCGCTTCGCCCGGGGCGATAACGAAACCCTGATCAATCACAATCATCTTCACACCTCCCGTGACTAAGCGGCGATGGGGGTACGAGCCCACCGCTTCCAGTTGTCCAGCTTCACCTTGAGCCATGCAGGCCCGCGTTTCCGCCGGTAGGGGGCCTCGGGATCCTTGAGCATCAGCCCCTCTCCCCCGACAGCCCACACGCGTTGCACCATGTCCTCGACGTCCGATTCGGTGAAGGCCCATTCGTCCTCGACCACCTGAACGGCGGTGGGGTCATCCCCTCCCCGGCTTCCCGGCCGCCAGTCCCAGGACAGCGCCGGATCATCCCGCACCGCGCCCGCCAGCTCTTGCAGCCAGGCCTTGCGCTCATGCAGCGGCCGATCGCTGCCGCCCGCGCGCCATTCCTCTTCCGTCAGCACGTCGAAGAGGTGGAGGCGGCCCTTATCCCCTCCCCTCCGCCACCCGCTCTCGAACCAGCGCTTCGTTGCGTCCAGCGTGTCGTCGACCACGACTTCCCCATCAAGGAAGAGTGGCACGCCCGCGACGCGCTCCATCAAGTCGAGCTGGTGCACGATATGATCGGCGCCGTTGAGCGGCTGGCCGTTGCGGGACCACAGGCGGGGTTTGCCGTCGAGGCCGCAGAAGCGGAGCGCGCGCCAGCCGTCCCACTTTACCTCTGCCATAATTCCCCCGGTGGGGATGGTGCCGGTATAATCGCCGGCGAGCTGGCACAGCGCGCTCATATCTCAATCCTTCCCGCGCGCGCCGCCTCAATGGCGTCCTGCACAATCACGATGGCCGCCTCGACCTGTTCAGCCTTGGCACCGGACCAAGTCAGGTTCAGGCAGATGCGTGATACGGTATAGCTGCCTTCGGGGCCGATGACGTGAAACCCCGGATACGTGGCGAAATGGGAAAGCTCCTCTTCCAAGCCGTATTCCGTGAGGCTGTACTGCAACGTGCATCCGCAGGTCTCGCAGTGCGAGGGACCGTCATCGCCGTTGCTGTCCCACCCGCCATCGATGCCGCGCCAGAACGCCCGCTCCATTGGTGTCTCACGAAACGGGGACGCAGTCAGCGGCATGCCTAATTCAAATTCGGCACCGCGCGCCAGGTCAACGCAGTGGGTGCAGAATGACGGGCCAGCATCGCTGATCAGCCAGTACTGACAGCCTGGATCGATCGGCGGCACGAGCCCGTATAGCTCGCGCTCGAGCTGCTCGAGCAATTCATATCGCTCCATGATCAGCCTCCCGCCTGCTCTGCAATTCCCCCGGTCCCCTGCGCGTTTGCGCTGGTGGGGGGTGCGTTTTCACCGATGGGGGTGGCGACCACCTCGACGGCGCGGCAGGGCACGATTTCCAGCACGAACGCGGAAAGCTCGGCCTCGAATTCCCACGCTGCCTTGATCCACGCCGGATCTTGCCAATCGATCTTGTAGGGGTCGCACCCGAACACGAGGCATAGGCCATTGCCCATAGCCTGATGCGGCGTGTCGGACGCGGTACGCAGCAGAAGCAGGCCGTCGCGCTTCACGGCAAAGCCATGATCGGCGGGCACCTCCTGCATGATGGTCATTTCGGCAGGCATCTTCTCATTCTCCTGCCCGTGTCGGGACGGGCTGCCCTTGGCGACGACGCCACCACCGAGCCGGATGCACCGGCGCAGGGATGGCGGGCGGCACATGGCCGCCGCGCCGGTTCAACTCTCGGTGACGAAGGTGATGCGCATCTCCGGCCATTTGGCGCGCGCCGCTCGCAACGCGAGATGGCGTTCAGCGTGCTGCACGACGCCGACGCTGTAGCCATGACTGCGGCTACCAACCCATGCGGTCCAATAGCGGTAGACGTTGATGACATCGGGTTCACGCCTCGCCATGGTCACGCCCTCCCTCTGGGACGGTGTGTGGCGATGGCCGATAAGCCGGGTTGTGCGGATCGGACCAATCAATGTTCGCGACGATCCAGCCCGGCACAAAATCCCAATCGAAGGAGCCGTCGTACTGGCCGCCGCGCCCCATGTCCTCGCAGCCGTCGGCATCGATCCACGCCGCGTCTACAAGATCAGTCCATCCAAGGACGGTGAGACGCAAATGGGAGGAACCCATTTCCTTGCGGGCTGCGCGGATCATCGCCCCGCGCTCCTCCTCATCGGGCGAGCCCGCGACGGTCTGGCCGTAGGTTTCCAGCATCAGCACCGCTTCCCAGAGGCAGGCGGCGGTTTCGAGGCTGGCGGCGCGGTATGCGAGGGGTGCTTGGGAATTGGTCATGATCAACCCTCCACCTCGAGCGCATTGACCTCGACCCAGCAATGCGCCGCGCCGTGGTAGTCCTGCAGCCAGCCCATCGGCACGCCCCGCCAGTCGGAAGGCGTGGCCGCCTTGGGCTTCCCCCGGACCCGGCCGGTATCCTTCAGCATGGCGTTCACCAGCTCGGCCGCCTTCGCATTCGCGCCATCAACTGACCCATGAGCGGAGATCGGCACGCCCGGGACAGAGAAGTGCTCGCCCTGCACGATCCATACGGTTGCCATGGCTCAGCCCTCCCGCTTCACGAGACGCAGCATGGTGGTAGGCACATTGGTGCCCGCCTCCGCGAAGCTCGCCACGGGCAGGTCGCGCCATTCCCCGGTCAGCTCGTCGTGATCGTAGCGCGCCGTCGCCGGAAGGATGGCAACAAGCGTCCCGCCCGGCTTCAGGAACTTGAAGGCGTGGCGCACATGCTGGGCATAGTGCCGCCCATAGAACGGCGGGTTCATCACGACGGCGTCGAATTCAGGTGTTGCCGGGTGCTCAAGGAAGTTGGCAGCGAGCACGGCATGGCCCTTTGCCTTCGCCTCGGCTGCGCGGCCCGGGTGGTACTCGATGCCCAGCGACTTATGACCGCGTTCGCGGAGCGCATCGAGTATTCGACCGTCACCGCATGAGGGTTCGAGCACGCGGCAAATCGGGAATTCATGGCGACCCGAGCTGTAGTGGGCCGGGTTCGGAACGTTGGCGAATTCCAGCGCGGCCTTGATCACCTCCGGCGGCGACCAATAGAACTGCAAGTCCTTGGCAACTGCCGTGCTCGCGCTGGGCTTTACGTCTTCCTCTTCCACGTCCGGCAGCACTTCGCCGTAGAATTCGGCCAGCGCCTTATTGATGTCGAGCAGCGCCCACTTGTCGAAGAAGACATGCGCGTTGCCGTTGGCGAACTTGCGGACGGTCACGCCACGCTCGACGGTCTTGAATGTCTCCGTCTTCCCGTAGCGATCGGTGCGGCTGTACTCCCGCCCATCAAGCACGGCGTCCTCGCCGAGACGGTGCGCGCAGTCGATGGCGCTCCATTCCGACCACTCAAAGCCAGGCTGACCACGTACCGCCGCAAGAGCGTTGATCATGTCCTTGAACTTCTCCCGGCCGTAGTTGCTCGAGTAATCGCCGAAGCTGTTGAGAATGACGCGCTTGGGCAATCCCTTGACGCCGATGCGAACCTTGCCGTGCGACTTATAGGCGGGGTCAAGGGTGGTGAAGACCTCGGCCAGCCCGCGCAGGATATGGAAGCGGGGGCGGGTCAGGTAGTCACCGAACGTAGCCTTGGCCGTCTCCATGGTAAGAGGGGGTGGCGACGCAAGCGCCTGGTCGAATAGCTTCTTGTCCTTCACGGGTGCGATGCTGTCGATCTGCAGCCGGTTGTAGACCGCACGCCATGCCGACTTGAGCAGGTTGCCACGCAGGCTACGGGCGTGGAGGTAGGGGCGCGAGCCGCCCACGCTCTCGATATAGACGCCCTGCACCGTGGCGGACATGCCAAGGCGATCATAGGCCTGCTCAAAGTCGGCGATGGCCTGCTCTACTGCGGCATCCTTGGTGGCGTACTCGTCGATGATGTCGGCAACGGTGGTGGGGAGTGCGATAGCGTTCATGGCTCAGCCCTCCACCACGCATGAGAAGTGGACGTGCTTGAGCTGATCACCGAAGGGCAATGCATCGTCGCAGTCGTCCTTGGTCAGGCCCCTGTCCAGCACGTAGGCGTCGGTGCGGTACTCCATCACCAGCTCATAGGACGCATCGGACGGACCCCAGCGATAGGAGGCGTGCAGCGCAGTGGCGCCGAGCAGGCCAAGGGCGATGACGGGGTAGAGGAAAAAGGGATTGGGACGGCGCTTGGCGCGTCCGCTCTCATGAGCATTCATGTTGGCGTCTCTCTGTATCAGGCTGGTTAGCGACCAGCGGCAGGCACAGAAAGACATGATGCGCGGCGATACGCAATAGATAATCCACGCTACGCCTAAATAAAATGCGGGTCCTACCTGCCGTCAGTAGAAAGACAAAGCGCTGAAGGACCCCTTTTTTCTTGCGACACCCGACTTTGACTATTTCCTACAGTTAGAAGTCGTAGTTCCAGACATGAAAAAGGCCGCCACGCAGTGCGCAACGGCCCATCTCATTCTCGCAGTGTAAACCTGCCTTACTTCACGACGCTCAATGTAATTGGCCCGCCCTCAATCACGCCTTCGAGCCTCGGCACCGCGACGAACTCCTCGGCCGCAGCGATATGGGCGACGAGCCGATCAATCAGATCGGGCAGGATATCGCGCGCCTTGATCAGGTCGTGCCGCGTCCCTCCATTGGCGCAGGCAAGGGCGTGGAGGCGTTGGGCATGGGCAATCAACTTGTCGTCGGTCATCAGTAGCTCGTCCAATCCAGTTCGGCGTCGTCAACCGCCTCGAACATCTCGGGGTCGGCGCCGGTGTCGCCGAGGCGCTTGCGCACCGCGTCGGGCGTTCCATCCTTCGGAAACCCTCGATCCGACTTCGCGATGTCGGCGAGCTGGCCGAGAAAGCCCCCTCGCCCCGCCTGCTCAAGAACCCAGCGCCCGAAAGGCAGCGGTTTTGCGTCGGTTTCATAGCCCCCGAGGTCGAGAGGACCGTCCATCTTCGACAGTTCAGGCATCGCAGAATCACTCCTTGGTGGAATGACGCGAAGCTATATGTTCCACATTCGTTCCGCAATCCGCTAAGGCGTTCGTCATGGGAACGAAGCGATTCGAGACGGTGTTCGACTACACGAAATGGGGCTGCGACATCGCGGTCACGTGCCGCTGTGGGCATAAGGCGCGGCTCGACACGAAGGCCATCACGAAGACCTGCGTGGTGAAGGGCCTCGATACTCGCATGCCTGCGATCAAGGCTCGCCTGAAGTGCAATGCCTGCGGGAGCCGCGACGTCCAGTGCAGCCCGGTGGAGCGAAGCTGATGGCGTGCCGGTTCTGCACCACGAATGACGAGGAAGCCCTGGTCGAAGAGCTGGCCGCCCGCATGTGGGCATCCTGCGAGACGTCAGACCCCGTGACGGAGTGGACGAAGGATTGGGACGCCGCTGACCCGCACTGGCAGTTCGTCTTCCGGAACTATGCCCGCACCTTCGTATGGGCGATCCGCAGGGACCACGATGGGTAAGCCTAGCCCGGGGCGGATGAACCGCTTCGCGATCGATATCTTGGACGACACCCGACAGCGAGCGTACGACGCACCGGTTTCTCCGGATCCCGCGACGCGGCTGGCACTAGCTTGGCTCGCCGTGAATAATGTTGGGGAGCCCTACCTGATCGAGCAATTCTGGGCGTGCGCTACCAAGCCTGCCCGCTCGGATGACAGCGATCAGTATTGTCGGAAGCGAGATATGCAAGTCTGCATCAACCGTTGGACCTTCTTGTCTCGTCAGCGGTGACGCCAATGCATTGGTTATCAAAGATTAATGATGCAGAATCCCTGTCGGTATGAGATGAGCGGTTTGCGACCCGAAGGGCTCTGCAGCCCTTACACCAACTGGCCCGGACCTCACCTGAGCGCCGGGCCTTCTTGCATCTGCGTTGACTCCAAAGGCCCCGCGCTCGATCATCTTGGTATGTGCAATCTCTACCGCATGCGCACCAAGGACGCCGAGGTCGCGAAGTTCTTCGGCACGAGCTATACCGCCGGCGCGAACCATGCCGAGGAGATCTGGCCTGGCTATCCCGGAGTGGTGGCGGTCGGCAGCGAGCTGCGCGCCATGTCCTGGGGATTCCCGCGCCATGCCGTCAGCAAGAAGACGGGCAAGGCGCTTAAGCCTGCACCGGTCAACAACGCCCGCGACGACAAGCTGCGAATCTACCCGATCTGGAAAGACAGCTTCCGCGAGCGGCGATGCCTGATCCCGGTGACGCAGTGGTGCGAGCCTGAAGGCGAGGACCGGCGCAACACCCGCACATGGTACTCGTTGCCGGGAGAGGAAATCTTCGCCGTCGCCGGGATCTGGCGGCCGACAGACGAGTGGGGTGACGCCTATTCGATGGTCATGGTCGATGGCAGCGAGCAGATGTCTGACGTCCACGACCGCATGCCGACCATCCTGCGGCGTGAGGACTGGTTGCGCTGGACCGACGGCACACCCGATGAGGCTTTCGCGCTCCTGCGCACTTGGGATGGGCCGCTGGCTGTGGATCGGACCGAAGAGCTGTGGTTTCAGAAGCGCCAGGCCGCTGCAACGCTCATCTAGGTATCCTCGTTCTCGCCCATCCAGATGTCGAGGACGCGCTGCAACGCTTCGAGCACCGCGGCGGGGCTGTCGAGCGGAAGCGCGACGTATGAACCTTCCAATGCCCGCTCAATGTCGTCGCCGGTGACGGGGCCACCCACCATTCCGGTAAGCACTGTGGCCAGTGTCGCGACTTGCTCAATCGGGAGGGAAACGCCAGCAGCAGCTACAGCCGCGCTGGCGTCTTCTTCAGTGGCGTGGCGGAGGTGTTCGATCGAGTCCATGGCAGGCTCCTGAGTCGGAACCCGATGCTACGCCTCTATGCGAGGCGTGTCGCTCTCCCTGCCTCTGCGTCGGCGGGGTTGAGGGCGGCAAAGAAATCGCTAGGACATGCCGGAGGCGCGCAAGGCCGCCAGTGGGTAACCTGATGGCTGTTCGGCGTTGGTCCGTTCCGATGGTTCCAGCCTCGCGACAAATGAGGGCCTTTCTTATTCTCGTTATGCGTTAGGAACTCCAGCCATTGCGGCTCTTCGGCCCATCCGATTTGATCGTAAGGGTGGCCGTCCCGAATGTCCGCTTCCCCGAACCAACCGCCGACAATAAACATGCTGTCGTCCATCGGCCTTGTATCAATTGGAAGCCAATCGCCCCCGGCGTCGGGAGAATGGTTGGCGAGGGCGGCGGCATCGACTTCGGCGGCCCACATAGCGAATTCGGACTGTACGCGATGCAACTCGCGCTGGGCCTTATCGTCTGCCGTGTAGCGCTCATCGTACAGGGCGCGCTCGGCTCGGGTTGCGCTTATCGGAGGGCGAGCCTCGTTCATCCGCTGCCGGGCCGTGACGAAGTTCTGACGGGCATCCTGCAATTCGCGCAGCTTGGTCGCGAGAACCGCATCCCCACCCGTCGCGGGCGCTTGCGGTACACCTGCCAGCTTGTTCGGCAGGCCGTGAAGCCAGCTTTCGGTCTGCTCATTCGTGACCGGGCGCGGGCCGTCGCGGGGCGCGTCGGGCCATGACAGCCAAGTGCCGAGGGCATTGCGCGCCGCAGCGGCTAGGGCGCTATCTGCCAACACCTCCCCCGCCGGGGCTGGCGCGGGCAGGGAGGCGAGGGCTTCGACGATAGCCCTGATCGCGGCATCCCATGTGTCGCAACCGGGTCCGCGCTGCCACGCGAGGTTGTTGCCGTGCTTGCGCAGCAAAGCGTCTGCCCGCTGCTCAAGGGCCTTACGCCCCTCCCGCTCTTCGTTCGTGCTGGTCATGCGTGTTTCCTTTCGTTGATGCGCTGCGTTTCACGCGACCGAAGCACAAGCGGATGCGGACATTCCGCTGGGGTGTCTGCGCCGCAACGGCAAGGGAAAGCGTCGCGAACGTCGGCGCAGTGACGGATGGGAGGAATGCGCGGGTCGCGGCTCATGCCTTTCCCTCCCCGAGAGCGCGGCGGGCGGCATCAATGTAGGCGTCCACTTCGCTAGGGCCGTATCGAACTCCGGAGAACTCGTCCGGCACGCTGATATAGAAATTGTGGGGCGGGCAGCTATGATCCCGGAGCCAGCGATAACGGGCGGCGTCTGCCCGCATCCGCGCATTCTCCTCTGCCATTGCGATGATTTCGTCAGCTCGTGCGACCAGTTCGGACTTCAAAAGGCTCGCACGGAAGCGCTTCGTGCCGGGTCCTGCGGTCTTCGCCGCCTCATGCAGGGCGCGCAGCTTGTCGGGGTCGATCATGCCAGGATCTCCTCAAACTTCGCGATCAGGTCGCGGTTGGTCATGTCGCTGTTCGGGTCGCGCCAGTCGGCCAGCGCCTTGCGCATGCTCGCGATCACGGCAGCGTGACGATCGATGAAACGCTGCTGGTTGGTCAGATGCGTGTGCAGGAGCGACGAGAATTCATTGAACTCTTCGGCGGTGTAGCCGGGGATGGTGACGGCGTCGCTCATGCTGCCCTCCCCGCATCGATGTTGCCCTGGTTCACCGCGAAGGTGACGGCGACGACCCACGGATCATCTTCCCAGCGCTCGCCCTCGGCGGTGTGGAGGCTGTTCCAGAGGTCGCGATACCAATCCAACGGCCAGAGCTGGCCAGGATCGCCGGGCCATCCCTCCCCCATAGCGTCGTCTTCGCTGCACTCCTGCAGCCGCTGGACGCGCACGTCGGTGACCGCCAGCCACATGCGCGACACCCAGCGCGGCATATGGATCGAGGGACCGTACTTCGGCCACTCCGGCCACTTCGGCGCCGGTCGCCCTGGCTTTGCCTTACCCGGCACCGCTGTAGCGACCGGCCATTGCTCGACGTACTCGGTGTGCCCGCGGTTCTCCGACGCGCGATAGCCCACCTCCACGACATCGGTGAACTGGCCTCGCACCGACCACGCCTCGCGGACGTAGAGACGTTGCCCAGGCGCATAGCCCGCCGAGAAGCAGGCCTCGCCTTCCTCATCGCCGAACCAGCCCGGCGCATTGTCGAGAGCGACCACATCGGTCAGCCCCATTTCTTGCGGCGCCTTCATTAGCCGCCGCGTCTGAGTCTTTCGCCCGTCGAGCAGCGCGCGCACCATGGCCGCGCTGAAAATTATGCCCTTGTCAGCCATTACGACCTCCCGAGAAATGCTTGGTTGCGAGTGATGAGGCCGTTGCGCTTGGCGCCGCGCTTGATTGCCGCCAGCTCCTTCTGCGCGGCCTCAAGGGTGATTTCGCCGGCGTGCACGCGAGCCATGAGCGCCAGCCTGACGTCCATGCTGTCAGCGACCCGGCCGCCGGCTTCCATGGCCTTCTGGTGCTCCCGACGATCGCGGAACTCTGCGTTGTTCATGACCGCACCTCCGGCATCCCGTTGTGCTCGACGCCATCGAGGAGGCGCCCTGCCCGCTTCTTGCCGACTCGACACATAGCCTGGTCGCCGATCCACCCCCCGTCATCCTGCGCCTCGCGCCAGACCTTGCCTGTCTCGTCGTAGATCAGGATATCCCGCGCTGAGCAGTCGAGAGCGCACAGCTCGCTCGGCATCCATTCGCCGAACTGCTTGAAGAAGAACGGGACGCCTACTGCTTCGCACTGGTCGCGCAGGCTTCTCGCCCATTCGGGATGCATCGGGCGGGCGCGAGAACCACTTTCACCGCCAGCGACCACCCAATTGAGACCATAGATCAGCGGCGGTTCGATGGGCCTTCCCATACAACCGCATTCGTGGCCCGAGCAGCAATCCGCAGGGCCGTCCGGCCAGATGCTGGCAGGATATTCGAGGTCCACCGGCCCCAGCAACGGCTCGCATGACAGCCAACGAATCGCCGCCGGGGTGGAAAGTAGGTCCGGGATACGCTCATCGGCGCGCTGCTGATCCTCGACGCTGACGCCAAGCCAGATGTTCGACGGCGGCTTCAGCTCATTGTTGAATGGGTGCTGCTCGAGAGTCCCATCCCCAAGCGGGACGTTGACAGGTGCCGCCGCCTTGCGCGCCGAAAGGTATTGCCGCATCCGCTCCGACCGCTTCGTCAGCACCTGATGGATATGGTGCGGCGTCCGCCCCATGGCGGCGAAGCAGAGATCGATCCACTCATCAGGCACGCTGGGGTGGAATAGGTCGCCGTGCGCATTCCAGAAGATCATGCGCGGCTTTGTCCACCTGAGGACGTCCTGCAGTGGTCGCTCGTTGAAACGGACCTCGCCATTCCAGACGGGACCAGCCTTTGTCTGAATAGTAAGGCCTTCGCGGCTGGGATGCGTCCGGAGGCGAGTGCCGGCGAGCTTCATGGCATAGCAGTTGGTGCAGCCAGGCGACGCCAGCGAGCATCCGTTGACGACGTTCACGGTCGCGTCGGTCCACTCAATTTTGCTGTGATCAGCCATAGGCCGCCTCCCTGTATTCGAAAAAATTGAGTCCCCGCATCGAAGTGGGGGGAACCTTCACGTCCGTAGGCCAGCTAAAGACGGGCGCGGCCGGCTTCTCGCGCGGCTCCCCGTAGGGGAAGTGGTACAGCGGGTCGCGATCGCGGAACCACGCCAAGGGCTGACCCCGGTAGTCCAGCGGAGCCCACGAGTCATCGCGGCGCTCTCCGCAGAACCGGCATTCGTCGGCTGGGCGCGGTACGCGCGGGGTGCTGTAGTTCGAGAGCAGGAAATCGTGCTCGCAGAGCCACGGCTCGATAAGCCAGCGCTTCGGCAAACCGGTCTCGGGCCGGAGCGGTTCAATGGTGCGGCGTACCTCGATCTCGTCCCTATAGGTCTTGTGGCTCTCGGTGCAGATCGCCCATTCGACGTGCGGGACGAACGTGGTCAGGATCGCGAGTTTGATCTCGGGCTTGATGCAGAGGCCGAAGAACCCGCCGCGCTCATGCCACGGCCGGAACCAGCGGTTGCCCGGATCCGGGTCGTGCTTGGTGGGGTAGCAGTACGTGACCTCGTGATACCCGGCCGGGGGGCCGCCGTGCCACGGGCCGCGCAGCCGCAGCTTGGTCCCGGCCTCCACGAGCGTCTTGACCGAGCGGCACTGCTCGGCGTTCCAGATCGGAATTTCCTGCTCGGCAAGCGTGATCGTGATGATCGCGCCCCCATACCCCTCCTGCTTGTCGGTCGCCAGCATCGAGAACTTGCGGGTCTGGGGTACGCCCTGCTTGCCGGTCTTGTAGTCCGGACGCTCGATCCAGACGATCTCGCCGCGCTCGTTCGTGACGTTCTCCTCGAAATCGACCATCCGAATCGCACCCGAGTGGTAGTGGCAGGACGCCACTCCGTCCTGCTCAGCGATCCAGCCCCGGCTTACCTTGCGGCCGACCTGCCCCCCTGCCTCGCCCGGCGTGCTCTCGTACTCGAACATACGCCAGACCGGCGAGCCGTCGCGCGTGAACGCGAGCGGGTCGCGGCGGCAGCGGATCATGTAATCCGGCCGGTTGCTGAAACCCTCCCGCCAGTTGATCGCGGCATCCCAAGCCCACGACGGGAGATCGCGCGGTCCTGCCGGAAGGTCGAGGACCTCGAACCGGTGCGGAACGCCGAAGCCGAGACGTTCTCTCTCTCCCACTGGAACTTCGCCGACGCGCTTCGGAAGTCCGTCTGGCGAAACCTTCTGGGTCCATTCGATGGAGGTATCAGCCATGGGCCGCCTCCACCGTTTCGAAGCGCCATGGACAGGGGTTGAGGTTCGCGCTGAACCTCGGAGCGTGAATCAAACGGGAACATGGGGGAACAAACGCGGTGTGCGGCCGACCCCGATTGACGGAAATCCGCCATGTGTTATCAGGTGCTACGTCTTCGGGAGGCAGGGGCCGGAGGTTCGAATCCTCTTTCCCCGACCACTTTATACGAGAACGGCGCGTCGCAAGACGCGCCGTTCGTCGTTCCAGGCCCCCACTTTTACAGGTCTCAGCGCGAAAAATAGCGCGAGCGCATTTCCGCCACCCTCGCCCGCGCATCCGCGACGGCGCGTTCCTCGATCGCCATCAGGACGTGTTCGATCGAGCCCTCCAGATGCATCCGCACCGCCGCTCGAGCCCGCAAGGGGTCGCGCGCCTTCAGCGCGGCAAGAATCTCCACGTGCTGCTGCAGACTGTAGCGGTAGTTGCGGCTACGGGCTTCCTCCAGCATCCGGCGACATTCCGTCGAGCGCGAGCGCATGTCCCACAAGTCGCGCACGCTGCGCTCCACCGCGAGGTTGCGGGTGGCATGGGCCATGGTCATGTGGAAATCGGTCAGCCCCGCCTGCCAGTCCTCGAACGAGCCGTCTTCGCGGCGCATCGCGGCGACGGCGCTGTCCAGCCGCGCCAGTTCCTCGTCGGTGATGTTGGCGGCGGCGAGCGAGGCGGCTTCGCCCTCGAAGATCAGCCTCGCCTGCACCAGTTCCATCGGCGTCACTTCGGCCGGGGAGCGAGGCTCGTCCTCCGGGAGCCGCAGGACATAGGCGCCCGACCCGATGCGGACCTCCACCACGCCCATGACCTCCAGTGCCAGCAGCGCCTCGCGCACGATGGGGCGGCTGACGCCCATGGTGAGCGACAAGTCCCGCTCGGCCGGCATGCGCGCGCCGACCGGATGGCGCCCGGCGCGAATCTCGTCCATCAGTCGCGCCGCGACCTTGCGATAGAGGCGCGGCGACGGCGATTCGTCCTGTGCATGGTCCAACGGTATCCCTCCCTGCGGTCCGACCGGTTTTTCCGGTTTCGCAAGATCTGTCTTACCAGTCTGCCGTGTGCGAGAACAAGTCGTGCTCCGCCATGGGCAAGGCACGTTGCCGCCGCAGGCTCAGCCCGAGCGCAGCAGCTGCACGCCCCAGTCGCGCTCGAACAGATAGAGCAGCAGCCGCGCCGCCTCTCCGCGAGGCCCTGCAAGGCCGCCGTCTCGCTCGATCAGCAACCGCGCGTCGTCGTGGGCGAGCGGCAGCAGCTTGGTGATCTGTTCGAGGCTGGCGATGCGGAACGGCGTATCGCCGGACTGCCGCGTCCCCAGCAGTTCACCGCCACCGCGAAGTTGCAGGTCCTCCTCCGCCAGCCGGAAACCGTCCTGCGTCTCGCGCATCAGCGCGAGGCGCTGGCGGCCGGTTTCGGACAACTGGTTGCCGCGCAGCAGCAGGCAGGTGGACTTTCCCGAACCGCGCCCGACGCGCCCGCGCAGCTGGTGCAGCTGGGCGAGGCCGAAGCGTTCCGCCTGTTCGATCACCATCAGCGTGGAATTGGGCACGTCGACGCCGACCTCGATCACCGTGGTCGAGACCAGCAGCTTGGCCTCGCCCCGGGCGAAGCGCTCCATCGCCGCGTCCTTGACCTCGAGCCGCAGCTGGCCGTGGACCAGTGCCACGGTATCGCCGAAGCGCTCCTTGAGCGCTGCATAACGCGCCTCGGCGGCGGCAAGGTCGTCGGTCTCGCTCTCGTTGACCATCGGGCAGACCCAGTAGGCCTGCTGACCTGATTCGATGTGGCGCGTCAGGGCGCCGACGACGTCGTCCATGCGCTCCACCGCGACGACGCGGGTATCGATCGCCTGACGGCCCGGCGGCAGTTCGTCGAGTTTGGAGACTTCCATCTCGCCGTACTGCGCCAAGGTCAGCGTGCGCGGAATCGGCGTCGCGGTCATCGCCAGCGTATGCGGCGCGCGGCGGCCCTTGCGCGCCAGCATCAGCCGCTGGCCGACGCCGAAGCGGTGCTGCTCGTCGATCACCACCAGCGCAAGGTTCTTGTACGCGACGCTGTCCTGGAAGATCGCGTGCGTGCCGACGACGATCTGGATCGCGCCGCCCAAAAGGCCCATCAGGATCGCCTCGCGGGCCTTGCCCTTGTCTCGCCCCGTCAGCAGCGCGATCTCGACGCCTGTGCCCTGCAGCATGCGCGACAGAGTCTCGTAATGCTGGCGAGCAAGGATTTCGGTCGGCGCCAGCAACGCGGCTTGCACGCCCGCCTCCACCGCGATCAGCATCGAGGACAGCGCCACAACCGTCTTGCCCGAACCCACGTCGCCCTGCAGCAGCCGCAGCATCGGCGAAGGCTGCGCCAGATCGCCCTCGATCTCGCCGATCGAGCGGGCCTGTGCCCCGGTCAGCGCGAACGGCAACTTCAGCTTAGCCCGCAGCGAGCCATCGCCCACCAGCGGCGTGCCGCGCTGCGAGCGGTTGCTTTCGCGCACCAGCATCAGCGCCAGCGCGTTAGCGAAGAGTTCGTCATAGGCCAGCCGGTCGCGCGCGGGGCCGTTGACGCCGCGATGCGCCTCGGTCACCGCCTCGCGCCAAAGCGGCCAGCCGGTCTTGGCGGTGAGGCTGGGCTCGATCCATTCGGGAAGCTCGGGGAGCGCCTTCAGCGCCTGCGCCACCAGCGATGCCGCGCGGCCCTGCGTCAGCCCTTCGGACAGAGGATAGACCGCCTCGCACAACTGCCCGATCGGCGCGGACGAATCCTCCGACACATGTTCCGGGTGCACGATCTGGAGCATCTGGCCGTACTGGTCGATCCGCCCCGCCACCCAGCGCGTCTCACCGACGGGCAACTGCTTCTTGCCCGTATAGGAGGCGCGGCCGAAGTACGTGACCGTGCAGATGTTGCCCGCCGCATCCTCGGCAATCACGCGGAACGGGCCACGCCCGCTGGGCGAGCGGTGTTCGCGAACGGTAAGCGCGACTATGACGTTCTCGCCCACGCCCGCTTCGTCGAGGTTGGTGATCGCGCGCCGCTCCACGAAGCGGTCGGGCAAGTGATACGCAAGGTCCCTGATCCGGGTAAGCCCCAGCTTTTCCAGCGGCTTGCGCAGCTTGGGACCGACGCCTTCGAGCGCCTCGACTTCGACGAACAGGGAATTGAGAGCTTCAGGCCGCATGACGAGCGCCTCTTAAGGCTTGCTTGGAAAATGCGCAAAAAAACGCATTTTCACCGCGGCACCGGCCCACGCCCCCACCCGACCTCCCATCAAGTATACTTCCGTGGGAGGTCGGG